ACGGACTCGCGGCCGCTGCTGCTGACCATACCGACCTCAGCACTACAGCCAACTGGGCCGAGCCTAACAACTGGGACTGCATCCAAGCTGCTTCCGGCTACTTGGCTTCTCAGGACTTCATGGCCGATTGCGTTATGGTGAACCCTACCGACTTCTTCGCTATGATCGGTTCTAAGGGATCTAACGGCCAGTACGTAGCGCCTTACTACTTTGACGCTGTACAGAACACTTATACCCTTTTCGGTATGCCTGTGTATCACAGCAGCGCAGTAGCTGAAGGCTCGTTCTTCGTGTTCGACAAGGCCGCAGCTTCTCAGCTGTTCCAGCGTTCTGCACCTTCCGTACAGTTCTTCCCTCAGGATTCTGACAACGCTCAGAAGAATTTGGTTACTGTCCGCGTAGAGGAGCGCCTGGCTCACGTTCGTAAGCACGATAACGCGGTATTTACCGACACTTACGCGAACGTTAAGTACATCATTACTCCTACATAGTAGTAGCTTGAGTAATTACTAAGGGGGCTTCGGTCCCCTTTTTTTATGCTCAAATGTTAAAGTCTGGGCGCAAATGTTAAAATGCTTGTAGGGTATGTAGAGGCTTTGCACCTTTGATACATCAAACAACCTAAAAACACCGACATGACAAACGCTACTAAAATTGAAAGCCTTAAGAAAAGAGCTGACTACGTTAAAGAGGTAGAGTACGCTGGCCAAACCGAAATGCACTTAGACCTGCATTCAATAATAAATAGAGAACTTGCAGAAAAGGGGTACAGCGCTTGGACCAAAGAAGTAAACGGCAGATCCTTTAAATATCTCTACATAAAGAAGTAAACAGCCAAGCCCCTCCGGGGGCTTTTTTATTGCCCTATCTTTGCGTTAGCTTACTTTCATGTTTTCATGTCTGTTTAGGTGTTTGGTGGTAGCCCCGTGTAATGCGGGGCTTTCTTATGCCGTAACTTTGAAGCATGAGAATAGACCATACAGTAACGGCGGTTACTCCGGCTAACATTATCAGCCGTGCAGACTTTCGGACCTATGCCCGCGCCGTAAACATCACCGGCGAAGATGACCTAATAGATAGGCAGTTAGAAGCCTCTACGCGATACGTAGAAACCTACATAGGCCAGAGCTTGAATGAAAACCGAATGCAGGCGATCCTTTGGGACTTTGACGATGACCGAGACATGGACGCCGGAGAACTTAGATACGTGCTGCCTATGGGTCCGGTAAGCTCTATTACTTCCGTAGTAGGTCAGGACCTGGAAGGGCTAAACACTACCCTAACAGCAGACGAGGACTACTACCTACTAACCGGGGGACGGCTTCGTATTCCATCGCCTACGGCTTATTCGACTTATACGGTTACTTATGTGGCCCAACTGTCCTACGTTACTGAGAACGTAAAAGAGGCTATTATTAAGATATGCGCCGAGCTGTACCAGAACCGAGGCATAAGCGTAACGGGTACTATAGTAGCCAACTTGAAGGCGGATCTAAACAGTTTGCTGGCTAAGGAACGTACTAAGCTCTTCCTATGAATCCGGGGCTACTAAATGAGCAAGTAACGTGCTACGCCTACACAACTCAGGCGGATAGTATGGGCGGCTTTCGGTCTAAAGAATCTGTAAGTTTTACGGACTGGGCAAACGTGAAGCGGTTAGGCAGTTCTAAAAATGCAGACGATGCGCGGGTACTGAACGTGGCCAGGTATGAAATTACCATGCGTTCCCGCTTGGATTGGTCCGGAGATATTGACGGCCCAGACTTCCCGAGCGATGTATTTAGAATAGAGTACAGAGGCAGAAGCCTGAGCGTAGACGGTCCAGCCATAGAGGGACCAGATAGGGCCTTTGTAACTTTTCAAGCAGTAGAGCGGCAAGCGTAGTGCGTATAGAGTTCAAAGTAGACCAGCGTGAAATAGACAAGCTCATGCGCGATCTATCGGCCTACGGCGGCCGAGTGGCTAAGAAGATAGAGCAGGAAACTGGGTACGCTGCCTTAGAGGTCCAGCAGTTAGCAGCACGTAAAGCACCCCACAACCTGGGCCGGTTAGGTTCATCTATTCAAGTACAACGCCAAGCGCGATCCGTTAAGATTAGCCGAAGGCTCAGGGGCCAAGCTGCGCGGGTTACTTATATAGTCGGTACGGCTTTGAAATATGCGGCCGCTGTAGAGTTCGGGAGCGTTCCACATTGGGCGCCTATCGGACCCTTAAAGCAATGGGCTAAGAGAAAGTTAGGAGACGAGGGCGCGGCCTACGCTGTACAGAAGACTATAGCAAAGAGAGGTACAAAGCCTCAGCCGTTTTTAAGACCGGCCTATATGAAGGTTATACCAGGCTACAAGAAGAAGATTAAACGAATACTTAGATTTATTCGATGAAGGTAGGGGTTTGGATGCCGTTATACGGCCGTCCGTTAGTTCTTAGAGCTGCTTTAGAGAGCTTTAAGGCCATGCGTATAAGGTGGCGAAATATGGGCATAGACTTAGAGCTATGCGTAGGCTGGTCCCTTCCGGATGACCTTACCCAAGTGGTAAACCATTACGGCTATCCGTATGCGTCTGTATTTGCCGAGAATGAGCCTTTAAGCTATAAGCAGGAAGCTATTTTAAATATAATGCAAGGGCGGTTTGACTACTATTTACAAATAGGGTCAGACGATGTATTTATAGAGGAAGCAGACATATACTACGAAGAGGCCCTAACCAGAGGGGTACAGTATGTAGGATGCCGGTCCGTTTACTTTATAGAACCGAGTACCCAGAGGGCGGTAAGTACAGCTATGACCCATACAAGCGTAAACAGCGTCTTTGGAGCCGGTAGGCTATGGAGCGCCGCCGCTATGGATAAAGTGTTACAGAACGGCCCTATATGGCCCAAGGCTATGAATAACCAGCTGGACCTACTAAGCGAAAAGCAATTTAAGGCCGCTGGGGTATGGATGGAAACTTTCGAAGAGGAACGGCCGTTTATTGTGGACATTAAGAGCGAGACAAATATTTGGAAGTTCAAGAAGTACCAAAACGAACGAGCAGAGGACTATCGGGATATAGTAGGACGGATGGACAAGGGGGCGCGGGCCGCCGTAAATTTGTTACATGAAGTTAGCGCAGGGGCAAATTCTTAAAGCGGTTTATACGCTACTTAAAGACAAGGTACTGGCCCCGGAATTGGCGGGAGCCTATAACCTTAACTACGTCCAGCGCGTAATAGATGACGGCGGGTCCATAATTGTAAGCACTTGTTTCAGCGATAACACCAGCCTAACGGGTTCTTATATACCGGCCTACACTTCACAAACGCCAACCTTTGCGGATAAGGCTTATATCTTTATCTATGGTCTGAACACAAACGAGACTGGCCCGCAGGATGAATTTATATACGAAGTGGCTATATCCGTTAAATGTGCAATAGTAGCAGAGCGGACAAGTATAAGCGCAGAGGATCTCAATAACTTCGGGGATACCGTAGCGGACCTTATGCAGCCTACTACCTTCGACAGTATAACAGTAACCGGCTTTAATATTGTTACTCAGCAATTAGAAGCGGTAAACTATGTCTTACCAGAGGTCCAGGACAGCCGGTACGAATGGTCTGTAACTTTGGACTGGCTTGTAAGGGTTGAAGAGATTTAATACATTCGCCGCGTAGCTTTCTCATATCGGGTTACAATTTAGGTTTTGAAGGGTCTCAGGGATGAGGCCCTTTTTTGTTTCTGCCTAATTTTGTAGCACATAAAAACTCTACATAATGGCGAAAATAGACGGCCGTTTTATCCGCCTTGAATTTGGCGCAGGAACATTCTTGAAAGGGGTAACTACCTCTAACGTATCATTGTCTGCTGACATGATTGATGCGACTAACTATGAGTCCAATGGCTCTAAAGACTACTTGGCTGGTGAAAAGGGCGGGACTATCTCGGCTACTTTTCTTTTTGATCCGGACGTAAGTTCAGCCAACTTCGGGGACATCTTCGATGCTTGGGAGGGCGGTACTTCTACCGCGTACGTTTACGGTCATGCGTCTACTGGTTCGGAGGTTCTTACTGGTTCCTGCCTTGTTTCTACTTTGGATTGGGACGGTCCTAAGAACGAGGTAAGCACTTGTACGGCTACTCTTCAGATCACCGGCGCAATCGTCCGCGATGTCGCAAGCTAAAGTTATTTGGAATAACGGCGCATCCTTGCACCTGGGGGAAATTCTGGGTCATGAGTATGTAGATGAAACCTACAAAGCTCTAAGCGATGCGCTCGTATATTTCCAACGGGTCCGGGAGGCGGAAGAGGACAAACGAATAGCCGCCGCACGGGTCAAGCTATCAGACTGGAAGGGGTTTGCTGCTATCTATTTAGCTGCTCACCTTGCCTACTGCGATGATGCGAAAGACACACCAGAACACGACTTAAACAGCGCTTTAGGATATGTACAAGCTAATCCTGCTGCTATCGTTGACGTGCTTGTTATGGCCGTCAACACCCTACCGAAAGCTACGGAAGAGGACACGGGGGAGGCAGTAGCCTAACGTGGGAGGACTTGCTAAACCTCGCGTGCGGGGACTTAGCACTACGGGAGGCTGAATTTAAGTCCATGACGCACCGGGAGTTTATGCGCCGGGCGTTAGGCCATCAACGGCGCGAAGAAATGGAGTGGCACCGGTGGCGGATGGGTATTTGCTATATGGTAAACATCCAAGCGAGCAAGGGCCACAGTATAACGCCGCAGGACGTTATTAAATTACCGATGGATGCGGGCGAGGTAGACGGCATAGACAACGATACGAAAGAGGCGCTAAAACAATTTATGCGGAATGGCTAATACTATAGGCGAATTAAATGTAGAGATAGGCGCCAAGCTGGATAAGTTAGAGGCGGGACTAAACCGTATGGAGAAGTCCATAGGCCATGCCGGAAAGCAGAGCGAAAAAACCGCTTCACAGTCTTTTAGCAAAGTAGGCGGCATTATTGCCGGAGCCTTTTCTATCCAAGCTATTTCCAGCTTTACCCGTGCGGTTATAGAGGTCCGCTCGGAGTTTGAGAAGTTCGAGGCCGTTCTAACCAATACCTTAGGATCAAGCAGCGCCGCGCAGTTAGCGTTAGCAGACATTAAGGACATGGCGGCCATGACGCCGTTCAGTGTCGCTGAGTTATCCGGAGCCTTTGTAAAGCTGACTAACTACGGCCTAAAGCCTTCTATGGAGGCTATGAGGCAATACGGGGACCTGGCCAGCGCCGTAGGTAAAGGCTTCGACCAGTTAGCCGAGGCAGTAGCAGACGCCACTACCGGGGAATTTGAGCGCCTTAAAGAGTTTGGTATAAAGTCTAAAAAGGAAGGCGATAAAGTAACCTTTACTTTTAAAGAGCAAGCCACTCAAGTAGACTTTACCGCGGACGCGATAGAGAACTATATAACGAGCTTAGGAGACTTAGAGGGAGTTAGCGGCTCTATGGCTGCTATTTCTGAGACTTTAGGCGGTAAGGTCTCAAACCTTGGCGATA